GAGGCGCAAGGCGGACGGCCACCCGTCTCAACCGCTCTCCGAAGAAGCGCGCGCCCGGATTCAGACCCGGGTCAATCGCAGCTACGAGATTTTCGTGTCCTCGGTGGCGCGGAATCGGGGCTTGTCGGAGGAGGCTGTCCGGGCGACCGAAGCCGACTTTTTCACGTCCCAGGAAGCCGTCCAGAACGGCCTGGCGGATCGCGTCGGGTCTCTGGGCACACTGTCGGCCAATGCCGAAAACTCCCCTTTGCAAGAGGAAGACACCATGTCGAACAACGACAACCCGGCGGTCGATCAGGCCGCCCACGACGCTGCGGTGGCGAAGGCCACCGAGACCGGCCGCGCCGAAGGTGCCGCCGCCGAGCGCGAACGCATTTCCGCTATCCTGGACAGCGAGGAGGCGAAAGCCCGCCCCGCAGCCGCCCGGATGCTGGCGTTCGACACCGACAAGGCCCCGGACGCCGCGAAGGCGTCTCTCGCCAAGCTGCCCGAGGAAGCCAAAGCCGCCCCGGGCGGCGACACCGGGCAGGCCCCGAAAGGTGGCCGTCAGCCCTCCAGCTTCGAGCAGGCGATGGGCAACACCCCGAACCCGAACCTCGCGGCCTCCGGCGACGAGAACACCGGGACGGGCGAGGAAATGACCGACGCCGACATCGTGGACGGCATCTTCTCGTCGGCGGGCTACTCGCGCGCCAGCTAACCGAAACCCAGGAAACGGAGCAGACACATGCCCATTGATCCCCTCAACGGTTTCCCGACCGCTGGCCTCGCTGGCAAATACGCGGAAACCATCAACCCTGGCAACGTGGCCTTCCTCGCCGGGGACACCCCGGCGCTGTTCGCCACGGCTGAAACGGTCGTCTCCGGCCAGGACCTCGCGGCGCTGACCGTCGTCGGCTTCGACGGCAACGGCAAGATCACCGAGGCCGACAACTCCGCAGTTACCGCGGTCGGGGTTCTGGTCTACGCGGTGGATGCGTCGGGCGGCGATGTCGTCGGCCACGTCTACCGCGGCGGCAATTTCAACCCGGACGAACTGGTCTGGAACGCCGGTTACGCGACCGACGCCGATAAGGCGAAGGCGTTCGAGGGTGCCCCCTCGCCGACGCAGATCGTCGTCAGCAAGACGGAGACCTTCACCGCCACTTGAGGCAGCGACTCGCCCTTTCGGGGGCGAGTCTGTCACAACATTCACCCGATAGGTGAAACTGAAAGAAAAGGAATAGGCATATGCCTCTCGATATTTTCACCCCCATGCAGCTTTACGCTGTCATGTTCGACCGCCGCCAGACGGTGCGCGCCTCCCAATGGCTGGATATGTTCTTCCCGAACAGCTTCCTCTCCGACCAGCAGGAGATCATGTTCGACCAGATCGACGCTTCCCGCGAGATCGCGCCGTTCATGCTGCCCAATGTGCCCGGGCGGCCGATCTACCGCACGGAAGGCGAGCGGATCACCACCTACAAACCCGCCTACACCAAGCCGAAGGACCCGGTGGTCCCGCAAACCGCCCTGCAACTCCAGCCGGGGGAACTGGCGAAGCGCCAGGCGCTGATGTCGCCCGAGGCGCGCTTCAACCAGCGCGTGATCGACATCACCCGCTTCCACCGCGACGCCATCCAGCGTCTCTGGGACTACATGGCCGCCCGCTCCGTCATCGACGGCGCGATCACCGTGAACTACCAGAACGCCCCCGGCCAGAGCGTCACCATCGACTTCGGCCGTGACCCGAACCACACCATCACCAAGGGCGCAGGGGACCGCTGGGGCGATGCGGGCGTGAAGCCCTGGGATGACCTCCAGGAGTGGATCGACCTGGCTTCCGGTGCTGAGTTCGGCGCAGCCGTGACGGACATCATGCTCGGCGCGGATGCGTGGAAAGCCCTCCAGGCGGACGCGGACACCGAGAAGAAGCTGAACACCGACATCCGTGGTGCCGAGTCGATCTTCATCGAGCGCGGCCTGATCCAGAAGGACCCGCTGAACCCGTTCACTCTGGTCGGCATGGCGGGCAGCATCCGCATCTGGCTCGTGTCGGGCATCGGCAACACCTTCAAGTCCGGTGGCGCGACCGTGGACATCCTCGGCTCCAAAGAGGTGCTTCTGGCCTCTGCCGCCGTGGACGGCGTGAAGGCGTTCGGCGCGATCATGGACGTGAACGCGCTGATGCCCGCAGAAATCTGGCCGAAGATGTGGGACGAGCAGGACCCCTCTGCCCGGTTCATCATGAGCCAGTCGGCCCCGCTGATGATCCCGGTGAACCCCAACGCCACCGTCAAGGCGACGGTTCTCGCGTAACCCCACCGTGCCCCCGGCTTCGGCCGGGGGCGCTTTCACCTTTCTGCTAAATGAGGAGCAATCTCATGACCAAGCAACTCGTGGCGATCCACGCTATCCAGCACAAGCCCAAGACCCGGAAAGAGACCGTCGCCCCCGGCCAGACCTTCACGCCGAAGGACGACGAGGAGCGCGCTTTCTTCCTCCGCACCAAGGCGGCCCGGGAGTTGACCGAGGAAGAAGCCGCCCGGGCCTCCGCAGGGGCGAAGAAGGCCACGACCGGCAAGAAGCCCACAACCGGCAAGAAGGCCGCGTCCGCCGCGCCCGCGCCGGATACCGAAAAGGCGGTCACGATGGATTCCGAGCCGGGCACCACCTCCAGCGACGACGGGATGCTGGACTGAGCATGTTCGACAAACGCGATCTCCAGCGCCGCGCGCGCACCGCTCTGCACACGGCCATGTCGGTCGAGGCGATCTATCATTCGCCCGACCGTCAGACCACCGTGGCTTGCACGGTCCGTGTCCATGACCGCCAGAAGGCGTTCGGGGACATGACCGGGTTCGACTACGACCCCGCAGAGCGGGTCGCGTCGGTGCCGGAGATCGTCACCCTGGCCGATGAGGTCAGCATGTCCCGCGGCGGGGTGTTCTCCCTTGCCGCCGACGAACAATACCAGATCGAGACCGTCCTCCCCCCGGACGGCCTGACCGTGACCGCTCAAGTTTCCCGGCGCTCGGCGAGTAAGGTCGCCTCGGAGCCGCTGGCATACCCGGGGCAGGTCTGATGCTTGACTATGTGGTCGTCATCGAAGGTCTACGAGACGCCGATTTCCAGGACGCAGGGGCCGCGGTTCGCCGGAACGCCGCCCGTGCCGTGAACTACGCCCTTCGGCGGACGCGCACCCGCGCCGCGAAGAAGATGCGCCAGCAGATCGCATGGAACGCCCGCTACCTGACCGGCGCGCAGGGCGGGAGGCTGCAAATCCCGCAGACCGCGAAGCCGAACAACCTCGAAGGTGTGATCCGGGGCAGCGACCGACCCACCAGCCTCGCCCGCTTCATCCGCGGCTCCAAGCGCCCGGGCCGCAAGGGAGTCACAGTCCAGATCAAGCCCGGCGTATCGAAGAAGATGCAGCGGGCCTTTGTGATGGGCCTCAAGAGCGGAAACACCGGCCTGGCGATTCGCCTTCGCGAGGGCGAGCGGGTCGAGAACAAGAAAGTCATGCTGCGGGCGGCCTACTCCCAGAGCCGGTTCCGCCGTCGGGGCAGCCGGAGGGCGTCCGAATACAACATCTACCTCCTCTACGGCCCGAGCGTGGACCAGGTGTTCGATTCGGTCCGCGAGACGATGGACGATTTCGCGGGCGAGGAGATGGAGCGCGAGTTCCTGAGACTGACGGAGAACCTGGTATGACGACACAAGACAAGATCGGGTTCTGGCTGGACCGACTGAACCGGAAAATGGCGGCGATGTGGTTCGGGCCATACGCGCTCGTCATCATCGCGGCGCAGCTTTCCGCCTGGGCGCTCCCGGCGGCGGTCCACATCCCGCCCACACTTGCCGCTCTCGTCGCCCTGCTCTGGTTCGACCCCTGCTTCACCTATTTCGGCCGCAAGCGCGCAGACCTGAGAGGTTGATATGCCCCTTCCCGAACCCTTCGACCTGCAAGTTCTCAAGGCCCTGACGACCGCCTTGGAGGAGATCACCGTCGCAAACGGATACCGCCACGACATGGCAGGCTCTGTCTTCCGGGGCCGGATGCTGTTCAGCGAGGACGACCCGATCCCGATGATCTCGATCAACCAGCCGCCCCAGATGCCCGAGGACATCGAGGTGCCGCGCGGATCGAGCGCCGCCGCCTACACGATGGACCTCATCATCCAGGGGTTCGTGGACGACGATTTCGAGAACCCGACCGATCCGGCCTTCTACCTGCTCGCGGACGTTCGGCACCGGCTGGCCGTGGAGCGGAAACGAGACGACGGGTTCGATGTCCTGGGGTTCGGCGCGAAGGTCCAGATGCACGTCGGCCAGGGCGTCGTGCGCAGCCCGGACGCGGATGTCTCGGACCGCGCGTTCTTCTGGCTTCCGGTCACGCTTGAGTTTGCAGAGGAGATTCTTGCGTGATCTAGTTTTCACCTGTAAGGTGACAACTAAACCTAGTGGGTGAATCTACCCTTGGGACCACCGCCCCGATGGGCAACTACCTCTGCGATCACATTCACCTAAAAGGTGAGAACGCAACGGAAAGGGAAAACAATGGCTCAGAACCACGTTCTCGGTCGGGGCAAAGTCTACTTCGACCGCTTCCAGCCGAACACCGACACGCCGATTGGCATCGAGCGGTATATCGGCAACACCCCGTCCTTCGGCCTGTCGGTCGAGACGCAGGAACTCGATCACTACTCCGCCGAGGAGGGCCTTCGCGTGAAGGACCTGTCGGTCACGATGCAGATCGACATGTCGGGCACCGTCGTCACCGACAACATCAACCTGGACAACATCGCCATGTTCTTCTTCGGCGCGTCCTCGACCCAGGCGGTCGGTGCGCTGACGGGCGAGCAGGACGCGATCTCCAGCGTCCAGCAGGGCGGCTCGATCCAGCTTGGCACCTCGGCCACCCACCCGGCGGGCCTCCAGAACGTCTCGAACGTCTCTGTGACCGGCACGGGCGGCACCCCGACCTATGTGCTGAACACGGACTATACCGTGGACACCGACCTGGGTCGCGTGACCATCGTTGAAGGCGGCGGCATCGCGGACGGCACGGACATCGAGATCAACTACGATGTCGGCGCGCACAGCTACGACATGATCGTCTCGGGCACGAGCATCATCTACGGCGCGATGCGGTTCGTGGCCTACAACGGCGTGGGCACCAACACGAACTTCTATCTGCCCAAGGTCGCCCTGCGCCCGAACGGCGAATACAACCTCAAGGGGGACGACTGGCAGCAGTTCGGCTTCAACCTGGAGGTTCTGCGCAAGGGTTCCCTGGAGCGTATCTACGCGAACGGCCGCCCCTACAACATCGCCTAATCTGACGCCAAGAGGAGGAGCATCCTATGGGCTTGCGAGACTTTGCCCCGGCGACCGAAACCATCCAGCTTCCGGGCGGCGACACCTTCGTCGTCCGGGGCCTGGCGCTGGAGGACATCACCGTCCTGTTGCGGTCGCACTACGACACCGCCGCCAAGCTGTTCGACAAGTATGTCAACGCGGCAGCGACGGACGCGGCGAACGCCGCCTTGCCCGAGGCCGATTTCGGCTCGGGCGGAATGCGCAGCGTCGCGCTTGAGGCGCTGCAAGAGGCCCCCACCCTGATCGCCGACGTGATCGCCCAGGCGGCCGACGAACCGGAGTTGGCTCCGCTCGTCAAGCGGCTGCCCTTGGGGACTCAGATCGAGGCCGCAGAGGCTGTCATCCGGCTCACGCTGGAGGCGGAGGGCGGCTTGGAAAAGCTGATCGAGACGGTCAACAAGCTGACCTCCAGCCTGGCCGGGCTGGGGGACGACCGCTCTCGCTAAATGAATGGGTCGTGGGCCTTCGGAGGCAAGTTTCGTTTCTGATGGACCACGGCCACCCAAAGGCCCGGTTCTACCCCGTGCCGATGGTCTGGTCGGAGGTGAAACTGGTGCAAGAACGCGCGAACCAAGAGTTGGCCAGTAGCGCAAGTCTCACCCAACTGGTGATTGCCTCGATCCTCTCGAAGAAGGCCGGGGCGAAATTGAAGAAGCGATTGAGCGAACTGACCGGGGGTTAAGAACACGATGGCTGAACGCACTGTCGATCTCGTCCTCCGCGCTCGCGATAACGCTTCCGCAGCCTTCCAGAACCTGAACGGGGCACTCCAAGACCTCACGGGCATCCAAGAAAAGGTTGCCCGCGGGGCCGAACTCATGTCCTCCGCTGTCTCCGGCAGCGAGGCGGACATGCGCAAACTGACCGCGGCGCTGGAGAGCGGCAACGCCCTCCAGGCCCGGGACGCCTTCAATCTTATCGGCCAAGCTGTTGACCGCATGGGCGCAAAGCTGCGCGAGCAGCAGGCCGACGTTCTCGCCAACCGGCAGGCGTATGTCGCCCTGGCCGGGCAGCTTGAGAACGCTCGCACCGCCCTGCGCCGGATGAACGACGCCATCGGCCCGCGCTCCGAGCAGGAGATCGCCCGGATCGAGGCGACCGAAAAGGCTATCCGGGAACTGGAGAAGCAGTCCCGGCAGGCATCGACGACCCTCAACCGCTCGCAAACCGAACTCGAAAACACGACGCAGGACTACAACCGCCTGGCTGCCGCCGCAGGCGTGGCCGAAGGCGCGGTGCGGGACCTGGGCCGCGCGCAGCAGCAGGCTCTGGGCAACGCGGCCCTCGGGAACCAGGACCGTCTGGCGCAGCGCCTGCGTGAGAACGCGCAAGCCACCGTCGAGAATGCCCGCGCGGCCCGGGCCAGCGCCGCCGACCAGGATCGCCTCCGGCAGGTTTTCACCCAGACTTTCCCGGCCGTGCGGCGATTGTTCGCCGCGCTGCGGCAGGGGGCTTCCGCCTACAACCGAGGCGCGCGCGGGGCGAACCAGTTCGCCGACGCGACCGAACGCGCAGGCCGTTCTGCCCGCTGGATGGAGGGCGAGGTCATCGGCGCGCGCCGGGCCTTCGCCGCCTTCTACGGGGACTCCCGCCGTGCCCTCTCGCTGATGCAGCGCCTGCGCGGCGAGGTTCTGAGCCTGACGGCTGCGTTCGTGGGTTTCTACGGCGTGTTCGAGCAGGGCAACCAGATCGTCCAGGCGTTCCAAGCATTGGAGGCCGCGACGAACCGGCTGGAGGCTGCCGTCGGCGGCAACGTCGCCGTGGCGCGCCGGGAACTCGGGTTCCTGCGCACCGAGGCCGAACGTCTCGGGTTCTCGTTCGAGACCCTGGCGACCAACTACTCGTCCTTCCTGATCTCCGGTCAGCAGGCGGGCCTGGGCATGGACCAGGTGCGCGACATCTTCATCTCGGTGACGGAAGCCAGCCGCGTCCTCGGCCTGAACAACGAGCGCGTCGGGCGCGTGTTCACCGCGCTGACCCAGATCGCGGGCAAGGGCACGGTTCAGATGGAAGAACTGCGCCAACAGCTAGGCGACAACCTGCCGGGCGCGGTGGGCATCCTGGCCGAGGCTCTGGGCTACGGCGAGGACCAGCTTGACCAGTTCTACGATGCAGTCGAGAACGGGGCCATCGGGGCCGAGGAAGGTCTGCTCGCCCTGGCGCAGGGCCTGAACGAGACGTTCGGCGACCAGCTTGACGCCTCGCTGGAATCCGTGAACGCCCAGATCGGCCGCCTCCAGAACAACCTGTTCAATCGCCGCCTTACGGCCGCGAACTCCGGCTTCATCGGCGGCCTGGAATCCCTCCTCGACGCGCTGAACGGCTTCCTGTCCTCCGAGGACGGCATCGCCTTCTTCGAGGGCCTGGGCGCAGCGGCTGGCCGCTTCCTGGAGGTCCTGCCCGGCATCTTCGACAACCTCGACAAGATCGGGTTCGCCATCAAGGCGCTGGTCGCCTTCAAAGTGGCCCAGCTTGTCCAGGGGTGGATCGCCGCCTTCGCCGCGATGCTCCCATCCCTCGCCACGGTCGGCGCGGGTATCACGGCGTTCCGTAACGGGATGCTCGCGGTCCCGGTAGCCGCTCGGGCGATGGTCGCGGGCACGACTACCGCCGCGGGCGGAATGGTCGCCCTCGGCCGCGCTGCGGCAGCCGCAGGTGCCGCGATCCGGGGCGTGTTCGGTCTGGCCCTTGGCCCGCTCGGCTTCGCTGCCCTGACCGCGCTGTCCTTCGCCGCCGCGGGCAGCTTCGCCGAAACCGTCACCCAGGTCGATCTGACCAACCGGGCGCTGAACGAGCATGAACGGATCATCGACCGGGTTCGTTCGGCCTACACCGAAGCCGAGGAGGCTGGCACCGACTGGATGGAGCGCCTGCGCAACGACGTGGAGGGGCTTTCGGAGGTCCAGCTTCAAGGTGCGATTGCCACGGCGCGTTCGGCGGCCGCTGAACTCACCGGGGAACTCCTGGAGTCCTTCGCCACTGAGGTCGGGACGTTCGATTTCTCTCAGTTCGAGATCGACGGGTTCGATTTCAACCTGAACGTCGAAAACGCGCAGGAACTTGAACGCCTCGTCACCACTTTCGACCCTGCGACCAGCGACGTGCGAGAGTTCGAGACGCAGCTTGCGTCCCTCGCGCGCCGGGTCAACACGCCGATCTTCGACCGCTTCGTCGCGAGCCTGTCCCGGACCGCCCGGGAGGCCCAAGACGCCGACCGGAACGTGGAGGAACTGGAGGCCGTTCTGGCGGTCCTGCGCGGCACCGCCAACGCCGCGCAGGTGGCGTTGGTCCAAGGGGCCGTAGCCGTGGGTCAGCTTGGCGACCAGGCCGAGGCGGAGATCGGTTCACTCGCGGCGTTCCAAGGGGCCGTCGAAGGGGTGAACGGGGCCATCGGCCAACTGATCGCCCTGATTCCCTCCATGCGAGCGGGCCTCCAGCTTGCGGCCAACATCCAGAGCATCGAGGCCGCCTACGAGCAGGCAATGTCCGACGCCGACGCCGCCGAAGCTGCGGCCGCAGCCCTCGGCCCGGGGAGTGTTGAGGCCGTTGCCGCCCTCGAAGAAGCCCGGGCCGCCCGGGCAGAGGCCGAACGCCTCTACCAGCAGGCAGTCACCGAGGTCACGACCGAGTTCGACGTGAACCAGGCGGGCGGCGTCGGCCAATTTGTGGATACGGACCCGGCGGCTGTCGCGGCGGCCCTCGCCCGGTCGCGCGGCGAAGCGAGCCTCGGCGGAACGCTGCCGGAGGGCACCTACGAAAGCCTCCGTGACGAACTGGTCCCGGCGATGTCGGACGCGCTCGGCGAAGCCTTCACCAATCTGAACCCGGCGCAGCAGGGCGTCCTGACGAACCTCGGCCGCACCTACGGCGTCGAGGCGTTCGGCGAGGGGGGTGAACTGGAGGGCATCACCGAGGCGCTTCGCGAAGGCAGCGAAGAAGGGATCGCGGCGGCGCTGCGGAACCGTCCGGGGGCCTCTCGGGCGGACGCGAACGTAGACGCTGCGGTGTTTACGTCGGAGGGCGGTCGGGAGGCGGCTGTCCGTCTTGCGGAACAGGCCCGCACCGAGCAAGAACGACAAAACGAGGCACAAGAGGAGTTCCGGGAGGGTCTGCAAGAGCAGATCGAGGACCAGCAGTTCCTCGCCTCCCTGGAGGGCATGTCCACGGCGGACCGCGAGGTCGCCCTGGCGCTACGGGAAGCCGAAAACGCGGCCGCCGAGGTTGGTCTGGAACTGTCCGAGGCCGAGCGCGAACAGATCGAAGCCGCAACTCGGGCACGGGTCGCGGCCGAGGAGGCCCGTTCCGGTGGAGGCGGCGGCGGCGCGGACGATGCCCGCCAGCGCGCCGAGGAAGAAGCCAGCCGCCTCGAAGCCGAGGTCGCCCGCCTCCAGGATCGCCGCGCGTTCCTGATGGAGGAGATCGCCTACGCGCAGTCGCAGGGCGACACCGCCCGGGCCGAAGAACTCCAGGCCGAACTGGAGGAGGTCAACGCGGCGCTTGAGGAGGCGATCCAGCGCGCCATCGAGTTCTGGGAAGCCCTGGGCGGCGACGGCTCCGCGGCCGCGGTTCAGGCGCTCCGTCAGACGCAAGCCGAACTCAACCGCACCGCCCAGGTGACGGTCACGACCGGCGAGCAGATGAACAACATGATCGCGGGCAAGCTGACCAGTGCGATCCAGCGGTTCGCCGAGCGCGTGGCTGCGGGCGAGAACGCCTGGGTGGCCTTCAAAGAGGAGTTCCTGCGCGCCATCGGTGAGATGCTGATCGAGATCGGTGTGATGATCGCCCGCCAAGCCCTGCTGAATGCCCTGATGGGCGGCCAGGGCTTGGGCGGCGGCGTCGGCGGCGGCCTCGCGGGCCTTATCAACGGGCTGTTCCACACGGGCGGCATCGCCGGGCGGACTCCGACGACCACTCGCACCGTAGACCCGGCGGTGTTCGCGAACGCGATCCGGTATCACTCCGGGGGCATTGCGGGCCTGCGCCCGAACGAGGTCGCTGCGGTTCTGGAGGACGGCGAGGAGGTTCTGACCGAGAACGACCCGCGCCACCGCCGGAACTTCGGCGGCTCCGGCGGCCCGACCGTAATCAACGCCTTCGATGCTGCGGGCTTCCTCGATGCTGCCCTGGCCTCGAACTCCGGCGGCGATGCGATCCTCAACTACGTCCGGGCCAACCGGGAAACCTTCAAGGCGGCGCTGGAATGAGCAGGACGATCCCTACCCGTTTCGGTCGCGTCTCCCCGCTCACCCCCGAGTGGCGGCGCGGCGTGACCGAGACCTACGAGTTCAAGACCGAGGTGATCGAGGCCCGCGACGGCCTGGAACAGCGGAGCGCGCTTCGGGAGAACCCGCGCTACTCGCTAGAGCATAACACGCACCTCTACCGCGGCGAGATCGACCGCTATCTCGGCGACCTGGCGGAAGCGCAGCACCAGCCCTTCCACGTCCCGGTTGTCTGGCGGCGCGTGTTCCTCGCAGCCCCGGCGGCCGCGCTCGACGCCACCATCTCCGTCTCCGAGGTCCCATGGTGGCTGACCTCGGGGAGCCGCCTCGTGATCTCCGCCGGAGGGCAGGTCGAGGCAGTCGAGGTGCAGTCGATTGCCGGGACGACGCTGACCCTCGCCGAGGCGCTGACCGGCGACTACGCAGCCGGGGGCCTCGTGACGCTGGCACTCTACGCTCGCGCCCAGGACGATGTGGATTTCCGGGCCGAGACCGGCGCGATCTGGCGCGGCCGGGTGGTTTGGGAGCAGGACCCCGGGGCGGACCCTTGGCCCGCGCTGCCTGCGGCCCCGACGACCTACGACGGGCACGAGGTCTTTCTGCACCGGCCGAACTGGCGCGAGCAGCCCCGTATCTCGATCAAGCAATACCGGGAAATGGTGGACTCCGGCCGGGGGACCGTGGCGATCAGCGCCCCGACGACTGAAAGCCAACTGGAGTTCCGGCTGCTCTACGCCGGGTTCGACGCCGACACCTCAGACGAACTTATCGCGTTCTTCCTGCGCATGAAGGGCAAGCGCGGGTCGTTCTGGATGCCGACCTGGCAGCGCGATGTCACGCCGCTCGCCAGCAGCGGGTCGGTCCTCGACATCGCCGGGGACGACGCCTTCTACGCCTACAACGGCAGCCGGGTGTTCCGCGCCCTGGCGGTGTGTCACCCGGACGGCAGCTACCAGGTCAACAAGATCACCGGGGTCAGCCAGATCAACGCGGCCGCCGACACCCGGTTCACGATGGCCGAGGCGTGGGCCTCGCCCGTCACCCCCGATTCTGTCGTCTCCTGGTGCCCGCTGTGGCGCTTCGCAACCGACCGGCTGGAGGTCGAGCGCGTCACCGGCACCGTCAGCGAGATGCAGTTCTCCGTCCTGTCCCTCGTCCAGGAGACCTCCTGATGGCTTTTAACGACTACGAAACGTCCCGGAACCGCGGCAAGCCCGTGATGCTCTACTACTTCGTCTACGGCGTGGAGCCTGACGGGACCACGCCGATCTATCTGGCCTACACCGACGGCGAGAGCCAGGTGGCCCACGGCGGGATTACCTACGAACCGCTGGCGGTGAAAAGCACACGGATCGAGTCATCGGGTAAGATGGACACGAACGAGGTCCGCCTGACGGTTCCCCGGAACTGCGGGATCGCGGAATTGTTCCGTATCTATCCGCCGGGCCGGGTGGTTTCCGTCACGATCCGGCAAGGCCACCTCGCGAACGACGACGACCCGGGGGCCTACGCGCTCGGAGAGAATTTCCCCGTGGTCTGGCTCGGCCGGGTCCTGGAATCGTCGCGGGACGGGGCCGAGGCGACCCTGACTTGCGAGGCGGCCAGCGTTTCGATGAAACGCTCCGGGCTTCGTCGCCACTACCAATGGCCCTGCCCGCTGGTCCTCTATGGCGCGCGTTGCCAGGCGAACAAGGTGACGGCCACCACGACGGCCACCGTCGCCACGATCACCGGCAACCGTCTCACGCTGAATGAACCTTGGCAGAAGCAGGTCCCCGAGGACCCGGAAGCCGACCCCATCGTCCTCGTGGACATCGGGGCGTCGAACTACGTCGGCGGCCTGGTCGAGTGGCAGGGTGAGGACGGCCCCGAGCAACGCGCGATCCTGCGCGTGACGAGCGCCGGGGAAATCGTCCTCAACGGCCCGGCCTTCGACCTCGACGTGGCAGACGAGGTGGACGTGATCCTGGGCTGCCCGCACACGCTCTCCGGCTGCGAGACGCTGCACGACAACGTGGTCAACTACGGCGGCCAGCCTTTCATCCCGACCTACAACCCGGTCGGCAAGAACAACCACACTTGAGGAGTTGAGACATGCCTTTCTGGACCCAGCTTCTCGTCGGGATCGCGCTCCAGGTGATCGGCTATCTTCTTCTGCCGAAGCCGCCCGGGCCGAAGCCCCCTACTCTGGACGATTTTAAGGACCCGACTGCCGAGGCGGGGCGACCGATTCCGGTGGTGTTCGGCTCGGTCACAGTCCGCGGGCCGAACGTGATGGGCTTTTGGGACAAGGCCATCGCCAGCCGTAAGAGAAAGTCGAACAAGAAATGAGCGACCGCGTGACCATCACCCATGTTCGAGAAGCGGGGTATTGCCTCACGGGCGCGCGGCGGCATTGCGCGGCCCTCGGCCTCGACTTCCGGCGTCTGGTCCGCGACGGCCTTCCGATCTGCGAGGTCGAGGGAATTGACGACGCCCTGGTCCAGGAAATCGTCAATCGAGCGAGAGGAGAAAACTGATGGGCGGCAAGAACGCACCCAAGGTCTACGACTTCCTGATGTCGATCCACTACGGCCTCTGTCATGGCCCGGTGGACCAGTTGAACAAAGTCTGGGTCAAGGACAAGTCCGTCATGTGCGGCAACTATGACGAGCGCACCGACGTTCCAATCCAGCAGCCCGAACTGTTCGGGGGCGACGACGGGGAGGGCGGCTGTGTCGGCGTGATCGAGTATTACCCCGGGGCCGACGATCAGGTTTCCTCCGAGGCCCTGGCCGCGCGCCCGGGGCGCACCCCGGCGACGATGCCCGGCTACCGGGGAATCGCCTCGCTGTTCTTCCGCGGTTTCGGAAACAACGGCTTCCGCTGGACCTCGAACAACCCCTACCTGCCGGGGGTGAAAGCGTCCGTCTCGCGCTTCCCCGTGACGCTCGGCACGGCGAACTCGAAAATCTACCCCGTGCAAGAGGTTGTCGAAGAACCCGTTGACCCGCAAATTCCGAGCCTCGGGACGCTCTTTGAACCCCTCTCGTCGCGCGACGGGTTCGAGGGGGTCGTGTTCCCCGACGAGTTCGACCAGGATTGGGCCGCGCCGCCGCTGACGGCGGTCGCCCAGGGGGCCACCTCGACGCGGCCCTCCCTCGACTGGACGGTCTCGGGGGCCGGAGTAGCCTACGACGCGCAATACGATTGGGTCGCCGATTCCGGCACTCTGTCCTTCAACCTGTTCCGGGACATCCTGTTGTCCGATCTCGGGATCACCCCGGCCCACATTGACGACGGGGAGGTGGAGGTTCGGGTGAACGGCATCATGTTCCCGGACCAGATGGCCGGTGGCTCCCAGACGGGTTCTGTCACCCTTGCGTCCTATGACGCCGCAGACGTTGCCACCCCTGGCTGGGGTGTCTCGTCGGCCCTCGGCACGGAATCCGTCCCGGTCACGGCGGGGGAGGGTCCGGTCCCGTTCAGCGCGGTGGCGACGATGCAGCCTGGCGACCGGGCGCTCCGGGTCCAGATTTTCAGCCAGGGCGGTATCGCCGTCCGGGTCGAGTCTCTGGAGGTCCACTGGAAAGAGCCAGAGGTCGTGTTCTGCGACCCGGACAACGAAGGGCTGCGGCTGCTCCCGAACGCGAACCCAGCACACATCATCCACGAGACCTTGGTGGACGGAGAGTGGGGTAAGGGCGAGGACCCGACCCGGATCGACACCGCCACCTTCACGGCCGCCGCGCAAACCTTCGCGGACGAGTTCTTCGGGTTGGCCTTCACATGGGTCCGCCAGGGCAGCGTGGAGGATTTCATCCAGCAGGTCCTGGACCACACGCGCTCGATGCTGTTCGTCCACCCGCGCACCGGGCTTTGGACTCTTCGGCCGCTGCGGGGCGACTACGACGCGGCCGCGGTCCTCGCCGGGCGACGGCTCGACCCCTCGAACTGTGTCGCGAAGAAGCGCAAGCGACGCGCGTGGGGCGAGACGGTGAACGAGGTCGTCGTGAAATACACCGACCCGCAGACCGAGGAGGAGGCGTCCGTCGCGGCGCACAACCTGGCGAACATCGCAATCCAGGGCGGGGTGATTTCCGAGACGCGCCCCTACCCCGGCATCCGGGACGAATGGCTGGCGCAGTTCGTCGCGGACCGTGACGTGACCGAAGCCGGGCACCCGCTCTACTCGGCCGAGATCGAGACCGATCGCACGTTCTGGGATGTCGTGCCGGGCGATGTCCTTGCCTATTCCTGGCCCGAGGACGGGATCACCGACATGATCGTCCGCGTGATGAAGGTGGACTACGGCTCGCCGACGGACCGGAAGGTCAAACTGAGCGTGGTCGAGGACGTGTTCGCCCTTGAGCAAACCGCCTACGGCCCCGTGCAGAACTCCGAATGGGTATCGACCCGCGCCCTGCCCGAGCCGCTGGACGCCGAGATGGTGATGGCCGCGCCGCTGGCGCTTCTTTCCCGCAGCGGATACGACGTGGCCGACGTAGACGCGAACTACCCCACGGTGGGCGTCATGCTCCTCGGCACCGACGACGACAACCAGGCCATCGACGTGGCGGTGAGCGGCCTTGTCACCCGCACGGACGGCAGCCAGACAACCGACATCATCACCCGCGTTCCGGCGGTCCCGACGGCGGTCCTGGAGAGCGCCTTGGCCGAGGAATCCTCCTCGACCCTCACCGGCACTTTCGTCGCCACCCTGACTTTGGGCAGCGCCGAGCAGGGCGACCTGCTCCTGATCGGGGGAGGCGAAGCGAACCAGGAGATCGTGGTTCTCGGCCCCTACGACACGAACGCCGACACCTGGACCGTCTGGCGCGGCATCTACGACACGGTGCCGACCGCCTGGCCCGCCGGGACTCGCGTTTGGGTGCTGCCGGAGTTCGACGGGCAGAACGACCCGAATGAACGCGCTGCCGGGGAGACGATCACATACCGGCTCCTGCCTCGGATGTCAGAGGGACGCTTGGCGGAGGCCAATGCGACGGCGATCAGCTACACGGCAACCGAACGGCCCCATCTTCCGCTGCGCCCGGCGAACGTGCAGATAGACGGCAACGGGTTCGCGTTGGCGGATTTCACCTCCGGGGCGACCTTTCCCATCTCTGTGACCTGGGCGAACCGGAACCGAACCACCGAGGACCAGGTGGCGCTGCGCTGGACTCAGGCGAACGTGACCCCGGAGGCCGGGCAGACGACGGTGATCCGGGTGTTCGATGACACCGACGCCCTGGCCGGGGAGATTACCGGTCTGACCGGCACCAGCCACGACATGACCTCGGGCAATTTCTTCGGCGTGACCTACGGCTACCTGGAGTTCGTCTCCGAGCGCGACGGACTTCGCTCGCGCCCCGGGGCGCGCCGATGGTTCGACATGCGTCAAGGCGGCTACGGCCAGAACTACGGCCAGTCCTACGGCTGAGTCGTATTCACAAATTCAACCAATATGTGTAGAATGCTCTGAAAGGGGAAATCAATGACCACCATGACCCGCCACACTGTCGTCGAAAACGCTTGGACCGAGGTGGCCGCCACCACGGTTCGGTGCTTCCTCCAACTCCACTCGGGCACCGCCGTGCTGGTCCATGTGGGCGCGTCGGCCCCGGCCGCGGACAGCCTCGTCGGCATCGTGATGGAGAGCGGCGAGGTGCCCGAACTCAGCCTTGATCAGCTTGAGACCGGCGACCGGGTGTTCGTCCGGGGCATCGACGGAGGTGCCGTCGTTCTCGCGGTGACGGCTGCCGAGGCCCCGGCCTAATGAAAGTCCGGGTTCATAGACGAGGGCGAACTCGCCGCGCGGTCGTGGCGATGTTCCCCACCGCGGCGGGGGTCTCCGCCCCCGCCCCCCTTGGATACGGCCTGAACTACGGCCAGAACTACGGAGAATCCTGATATGCCTTCCCGCACACTCCCCGGTCTCGGCCTCACGGGCTTCTGGGACCTCGGTGCCAGCTACAAGACCGGCATGGACACCAACCTGCAAACGCTCTCCGCTTTGGTGCAGCCGACCGTCATCTCGCGCACGACATCGCTGCCGGGCAGCCCGGCGGCAGGCGCGCGCTACATCGTGCCCTCCGGGGATGCGAACGGAAACGACATCGCGATCTGGGACGGCCCCTCCGGCTCCGAAGCGTGGGTCTACCTGACGCCCGCCGAGGGCTGGCGCGTCTACGTCGAGGACCAGGACTACGATGTCCGCTGGGACGGTTCGGCGTGGCAGGAGGTCCAAGAGGGCGGCGGCGGGTCGATGACCGGCGCGCAGATCGTCTCGTCGCTGAACGCGGAACTCGGGTCCTCCGACTGGCAGACCGGAGACGGCAGCCCGGCGGGGACCGACGTGATCTTCGACCCCAGCTATGTCCCTGCGGACTGGTCCATCGACAAAAGCAGAGCCACCAACGACGCGGACGCCGACGGGAGCGAGTCCTTCGTCGTCAGCGCGGGCGCAGTTCCCGCCGGGACGAAAGTCTACTTCGAGGTCGAGGTTTCCGGGACCCTGACCGGGAGCCACATTGGCCTCGTGCCGGGGGATAACCGCGACGAATATAACACCTCGGGCGCGGGCACGGAGTTCTACGAGTTCGGTGTTGGCCTCGCGCCCGACGGGGACCTCATCGACGACGGTTTCACACAGGCCGCGCAGGGCGTTTCCTTCTCAGACGGCGACCGGCTCTGCATCGCCTACGACGGCTCGACGAACGAAATGTGGTTCGCGGTGAACGCAGCCCCCAACACGGCAGGAGCCGCCGACTGGCCCGTGGGAGCCGTGTTCACGGGCGGGACGCACGTCGCGGTATCGCTGCGCAACGTCGGAGACTCCGCGACCGTCCACGGGGCAGCGACGTTGCAGTATTCGACGCCAGCCGGGTTCACGGCCTTGGAGGACCTGGCCCCGGTCATCGACGCCGTGGGGGTGTCCGAGGAGACCGGCGGCGGCGCGCGGACGCTCACCTGGGCGGACGCGGGGTCGATCCTCGAACTCGGCGGCGCGTCCGCCTGGACCGTGACGATCCCGGACGACGCGACGGTTTCCTTCCCCGTGGGCACGGTCGTGAACGTCACGCAGTCGGGGACCGGGACTGTGACGATCCAAGGCGACACGGGCGTATCGCTTAACGGCGTCTCCGCCGGATCGACCGACATCGACGGCCAATGGTCCGGGGTGTCGCTCTACAAGCGGGCGGCAGACTCCTGGGTCATCCAGGGCAGCATCACGGGGGCGGTGGCATGAGTTTGCTTCTTCATCGCGCGGGCGTTCTGGGGCAGTTCGTGGCCCCCGGTGGCGGCGGCGGCGGGGGTGCCACCAACGCCATTGCCATCGCACACGGCAAAGCCAGCACGAGCCCCGGGGGGACGGTGCAATACACGAGCGCGGGGCTTGGCGGCCTCACCCCGAAGGCGGCCATCGTCATCATGTCCAAGACCACCGCCGACGCGACGGCCACCGCCGACGCGCGGCTTTCCATCGGCTTCACGGACGGCGCGACGGACCTCTGTTTTGGCGCGTTCAAAGAAAACGGCGCGGGCAACGAACAGCGTCGCAGCCGCTTCGCGGTCGCGGCAGATTTTCGCGGCAACTCCACCATGGCGGGCGAGGCCGTGTTTTCACAGTGGGTAACGAACGGGATCGAACTGGAGTGGACCTCCCCGGCGGAAGCCGCATATGAGGTGATGGTCGTCCTGTTGGCGGGCGATGATCTCTCCGCGAAAGTAGGCTCCGATGCTCTCAGCACGGTCTCGCGCACCCAAACCACAGGGTTCCAACCGGAGGTGGTGTTTTCGGCCATGCACGGCGACGGCCTTCCCGACTACTCCCAGCTAACCGCCCTGACCTTCGGGGCCTGCCACTACGACGGGGTGTCCACTTACACGGAGTGGATGGGCGGCACGGGGGGCGACCTCGACGGCAACGACGGCTCCTCCCGTATCTTGACTTCCTCGGGGTCGCAGTTCGACACCCACAGCGTGTCTTACGAGGTCAACGTGGACAATTTCACGGCGTCTGGGTTCGACGTTCGCC